TCAGAACGTCACCGGCCTTCTTGAACCCTTCAAAGCTACCGGTGGCTGCCTCCATAAACTGAGCTACGATCAACGCCACCGTAGCAAACACCTCGATCATCTTAGCCCCGAACTTTTCAGCACTTTGCCGCATCTCCTCCCAATTGATCCCCTCGAGTCCGATCAACTTAGCTAGGAACTTAGCAATCGCCACCGCTACGTTCAGTAGAGCCCGCTTCATACGTATCCACGCCTCGGCCAGCTTCTCGGAGTTCTCGACCAGTGCCTGCTGCATGACCTTGCTGGTACGGAGTCCGTGAATGAACCCAGCCAACGCCCCGACGACCAGTCCCGTCAGTGCTACCTTCAGCAGTCCTGTGATCGACAGCAGGTTCCGCATCAGAGCGACTACCTGCTGCAAAGCTAATCGAAGCAGAGCCTTACCAAACGATTGCCAGGCAAACGTCGCCGCAGTGACCGCAGCGGTCACCTTCACCAGAGTACCCAGAAACCCGTTGGACTGCTCGTTGAGCTGGAGGAGCCTCTCCCTCACCGCCTTGATCGACTCGGCGAGCTTCAGCATGGCATTACTCACCGCCGTGACCATCGTCTTGGCGGTGTCCATGAACACATTGCCCAGCTCACGAAACACCATGCTGATGTTGTCCATCATCGTCGAGATGCGGCCCTGCAGAGACTGCGACAGCTTCAGAGTTCCCTGGAAGAATCGACCACCCTCGCTGGCAAGACCAAACAGTACTTCCTGGAACTTCTCGAAGCTGATCTTCCCCTCCTGCATCATCTTGCGAGCTTCAGATGCCGACACACCCAGAGCTTTCGCCAGATCGTTGATGCTGAGCACACCTGCAGCGGCCAACTGCTTGAAGTCCTGAGTCAGGAGCCTTCCCTCACCAGCGATCTGCGCGTAGATAACTGCCAGCTCCCCGAGGTCCTTGCCGGTGACAGCGGAGATGTCCCCCAACTTCCGCAGGGTGGGAATCAAGTTCTCTGTGGTCGCTGCCCCAAACGCCAGGAGGATACTCGCCGCCTTGCTCACTCCCTCCATCTGGAACGGAGTGGTGGCCGTGAACTGAGCCAACTCCTCCATCACCTGTCTGGCCTTCTCGGCACTTCCGGTCAACACCTCGAACTTGATCAGTCCCCGCTCGAACTCTCCGGCCTCCCTCAGTGCCTTGAACGCCACTCCCGCAGCGGCAGCCAACGCAGCAACCCTGGCCATCCCAGCAGCAAGCTGACTAGTCCCACCAGCCGCCGCGTCGACCGCCTGAGCCGCCCTTNCCCCCAGCCGTCCGACCAAACTGTTCGAATGCTACCGTTCCGGTGGCAGCAGCCCTGGCAATCCGCTGTCCAGCTCGAGCCACCATCTGTTGTACCCGGTCCAAGTCCGGTCGGATTTGCTCGCCCTTCATCCGAACCGATACGTAGGCACTCGCCAACTGGATGCCCATAGACTACCTCCTGAGCTGCCTTGCTTGCCTCCGCTCCCTTTCCTCCTGCTCCTCCTTCTGCTTCCTCAACCTGGCCACCAAACTCATGCCTCCCACTGTGGCCTGCATGGGAGACCCATCAGCGGCTCGGCCCTTCAGAACGGAGTTCCTCGACAGGGACGCCGCCTCATGCACGCTCATCTTCACCACACGCTCTCCAGGCTTGGCCTCGAGCATCTTCCGCTCGCACAACAGGAAGCATATCTGGTCAAGGGTCAGTTCGGCCACATCTCTGGGGGTGTAACCCAATCCACCCTCCCACGGATTGTCGCACAGCACCCGGAGGTGCCACGCCGTGATTCCGCAAAGTAACCCGCTGGTTTCTTTGCTCGCCACCCCCGATCCATCATCCGGCTCCTTGTTGAGGGTGGCGAGCCCTACGTATTTCCCACTTCAGGCACCGTCAGTCGCTCGGTCTTGTTCGCAGCCTCCATCAACTTCTCCACCGGCCAGCGAGCCACCTCCTCCTCCGTCACCTCTGGGTGCTCGTACTGCACGGCAATGGTGACGAAGGCAACCATCCCAGCCATAGAACTCGTGATCCACCACTGGTCGTACCGAACCGTGGTCGATCTGGGAGCAACCCCAGTCAGGTCCCGGACTTCTTTGGCCGATACCTTCCCATCCTCCAGAGCCGTGACCAAAGCCCCCCGCCATCCGCTCTCGTCGTCTGGTCGAAGTCCGATCCGGTCGACGAGGAGATCTCGGAGTTCATTGTTCACCGGTACTCTGGAGACGTCCCAAGTCCTCTTCTGGGGGAGGTTCCCCACGTCCCACCTGGCTACCTCCTCCAACTTCTCGGAGAGGAGCCTACTCCTCATATCTTCCGGCAGGAGATCGAGATTCTGGGTGTAGGTGGAGAGGTACTGTCTCTTGTAGTACTCCAGAGCCTTTCTCTCCAGCTCGCAGAGATGCCTCACCACCAATGGCCGGAGCTTGTATACCTTTTCCCCAACCTGGATTTCCGCCCCTGCTCCGACTGCTCTGGCTTCCACTTCACTCATGGCACGGTCCTCCTACCGAGTGATAAAACAAACCCATTCAGACCTCAGTAAACCCGTTGGCCTATCTCCTTCCTACCAGGTGCAGGTAGGAAAGGAAATCTAACCAACCATTATCTGCCATCGTAGGGCAAAAACCCGAACAACCGAGCGGCCTCCACCGACATTTTGATCACTCGGCCAGGACGGCTCTCAGACGTGCTCTGGGAGGGGAACTGTTGGAGGGAATCGGAGACCTTCTCTCGGTATCGGGAGCACAGCGTGCAGGGACACGTTGGCCAGTGGTGGTGCTCTCGCCACACCACGACCAACGTATCCCCTCGCACCCTGCAAGTCGGTCGCACAGTAAACTTACTCCTACGGCAGCGTTCGGACGGGTGCTCCGGTCTCACCAGGATAGTAAAACTGCCCGTCGGCTCCCCAGCTTGCGGTCCACCCGACCACTTCCTCGGTGTCCACATTCACCAGCAGGCTGAACTCCGTACACAGTGCCGATGGGAAGTCCCAGTACAGCGTGGCGTTGATCCACAGCGTGACTTGAGCACTGTCGCCTGGTTGAAACAGGTCGTAGACCTCGTTGGTAGTGTCGAACTTCCCCTCGGTCGTAAAGGTACAGTCCTTGCGACCAGGAGATCTGTTCGTGTAACCGGCACTGTCGCTGTCACCCCACTCGTTCGTGTTAGCAAGTGCCGGTCGTACCTCCCACTGGGTGATACGGGCAACCAGCGACCCATCAACGGTCACCTTTCCTAATTTTCCGGTCAGCGTGTTGGTGCTGCTCATTTCCTACCTCTCCTGACTATGGGGAACTGCTGCTGGAGCTGCTGCTCGAGCTACTGGACGAAGAAGTACTGCTGCTGGAGCTGCTGCTCGAGCTACTGGAGCTTGCCTCATCATCATGACGACCAAGGAGATAGATGTCGTAGGTGACATCCCCTCCGTTTGCAGTCAACTTGATGCGGTGACTCACTCCGTCCTGCACGTCAAACCCCTGCTCGTGGGTCTGCGTCTTCAGCAGCATCCCTCCAGCTCGCAGGGCTCCTCCGTTTGCTACCGTATGGCTCCCTATAGGAGTCCATCCTGCTGTCGCGTCTGGTTCGATCTCCAACTGCCCAACAGATCCGGACTGGCTCACGATCAGGATGGCCACCACCTCCTCGATTGGACTCATGGGCTGCCCAACGCCATCACGACCGTCCCCAGCACCGACGTCGACCCCCACAAAATCGAAGAGGTCGATCACTTCAGACGCTCCACTGGAGAGCGTCCTCCCCACGCTCTGCCACGCCCGGTTCGCTTGATCCGTTTCGACTCCACTGGTGAGAGACTTGTTGATGATCGCGTTGGGCCAAGCGATGGATGCCTTGCTGCCGTCAGTCAGCACGTTTTGCAGGCTGGCGGTCAGGCTCACCCCGATCTTACAACTGGAAAGCTGACGGCCCATATCTCAATCCTCACTGCACGACGACCGGAACGTCCAGATGAAACAGATACTCCAACAACCACTGGAAGACGTCCTCCTCCTCCCTGATACCGTATTCCCCCTCTAACTGCGAGAGCAACACCTCCCCATAGTCCAACTGCAGCCCCTGGGGTGGTTGGGTCTGATGACCTCCGAATACTCCCTTCACCTTGTCAGCCAGTGAAGCAGCAATCTGCTTCGCTCCTAATCCTCCAACCTCCTTGCAGCACACCACAAAGGTGACCGGAACTTCGATCACCTGCCGCTTCGAGCCTCCCTGTCCAGAAGCTCGGTGATTCACACTCCACACACGCTGCTGAAACAAGCAGTACGGCAATGGCTGTCCAGGAGCGGCTTGGTTGTCAAGGAGTACCGGGAAGTTCCCCCTGGCAGAGTCCGGCCAGTAAACTGTGAACTCCTGGTCCAAGCCAGCCTGGTTCCATGCAGCCACAATTGCCTTATGGAGCTGGAGCACCTACTTTCCTCCCTTTTTACCTCCTCCCTTCCCTCTGGTCGATCCTCGGCCTCCTCCCCTCTTCCCACCAGATCTCCCCCCAGTTCCAGTTCGCTTGGTAAGCAGTCGAATGAGATTGTTCTCCTCCTCCATGTAGGTTCGGAGCAAAAAGGACCTGTTCAAAGTCCACTCCAAGATAAGCCCATAATCCAACGGGGTGCCTACATATCCCTTGTAGGAATACCTCCCAACCCGCTTCACCTCCGAAAAGATCGACTTACTCAACAACCCGGTGTCTGCTCTCGGATACTCCCCAGGCTTGCTCCGCTCGACGACCACCGTCCTGGTCACAACCTTGGGTTTTCCAGTCTCGGGGTCCTTGATCGTCTTCTTTCTCTTCTGCTTTTTCACCGGCTTCGGCAAGCTCCACCCGCTGTCGATTCGTGGTCGTCATCTCCTTCTCAAACTGACGGAGAAACCAACGGACGCGGACCTGACTTAGGGCCTCCACACCCGCTCGCCTGATCCGCGCCGCGATCACCTGCTCCGCTACGGGCACCTATCAACCTCCGGCTCGCTTCAAGGTCTCCAACCACTGATCCCAGTCCTCTTCGAACATCGGCTGGGTGTTGGGAACACGAGCCCCCGGATTCAGCAAGTACTTTCCGGGCAATCTGTCCACATCCTCAATGGTCGGTTGTGGACCACTCACCACACGGACGTGACCCAAGTCCAGCAGTCGAACCAGCTCCCGGCACAGAGTTTTCATCCGGTGCTCGTCGAGTTCTCCCTCCTGCGGTGGGACACCACGAACGGACGAGAAGGGAACCGGCCGACCATCCGCCTTGAGAGCATTGTAGATCTGCTCACACAGCTCCTGGTTCCGGTACAGAGGGTCTGTCACCTTGTACTTACGACTCTTGGGATCAACATACAGTCGCATCCCAGGAATCTCAGGCAACAGTCCCAAGTGCCGGGTCTGATCTGGAGGGACCACAAACCTTCCGGTCTTGCGATCCCACACTTGCCGAGCATGAGTGATGCGGCTCCGCAGCCGGAGTCCAGGAACAGCCTGCAGAAGCAGGTCGCAGTTCCTGGGGTGATCTGCCTCGACGGCAAACGGAGCCAGGGCAACCTGCTTCTGCTGCCGATCTTTGACCTGAACAGCCATTTTGTCCTCCCTGTTCGAGTGGGAACTACAAAGCCAGAGCCAAACCTACGCCGGTGCGTCGGTGGTCACGGCAGCAGCCGCACCACGCTCGAGCTGTCCGCCGTACCGGGCCGTCACCACGACGAGCATGGTGTTGTTCCGGATGAGGGTGGAGCCCTCGGTACTGGTGCGGATGGTCAAACCGCGACGTCGATACATCCGGTACCGAGCCATGATGGCGTAGAAGATCTGCTGGTTCGTGAGCGACTCGTTGATCTTGTAGGGCTTGCCCATCCAGGTGTAGCTGTCGTAGTCCATGCCGCCCAACCGCCGAGCATCGGACGAGCCGACCGGGATGGCCCGGGCTCGCTGGTAGGAGACTTCGGTGCCGCAGAAGACGGCCGTGTTTGCCACGTCCGCACGGTGCTCCGCCTTGGCAACGCCGAACCGCAGCGACTCATAGTTCCCAATGGTGGTTGCCAAACCGAAGGAGACCGAAGTGGCCCCGGTCTTGTTGATCACACCCTCCGGCTCACCGGAACCGGACCCAGCAGCAATCACATCGTCCAGGTCCTCCAGCAGCCGCTCGCCGTACTGCTGGGTGATCAACTGCCCGAAGTCGATGGGGGTGTCGCTCAGGAAGTCCAGCCCGATCTCGATGGCTCCCTGCCACCGGTGGATGGTGGTATCGAACGCGGAGACGAAGGACGCGGTGTTGAACAGCGAGATGGCCGTCGCGTCCACGCCACCCCAGGAACCGGTGACGGTTCCGACGATCACACCCTCCACCCGCCGTCCGCGGTCAAGAGGAACCACGTTCACCAGCGGGAACAGCTCCCCGTGCAGCAGCGGGGTCTGAATCACCATGTCATCGAACACGATGGGAGCCGCCTCCAACCCACCGCTGGTCGCGTCGTCGATCAACGCCTTCTTCTCGAAGTCGGTGAGCTTGCGGTTCACGATGTCGGCAGTGACGCCGCCGTCGGTGGCACCCACCCACTCCATGTTGTCCATCGCGTAGTGGAGCAGTCCCTTGTCATGCTCGGGCAGTGCCTGCCAAGCAGCCGTCCGAGAGCCGTTCCGTTGGGCCGCTGCGATCATGAACTTGGCATAGGCCCCTGCAACGGCCATGTCGAGCTGACTGGGCATGTCCAGGGTCTTGCCCCGCTCGCTGAAGTCCCGCACCGGCCGTCCAGCCAGCGGATGCGGTCGGCCAGCCTTGGTGAACTGCGGATAAGTGAGGGACTTGCGAGTGGAGTCGTACTGCTCCCAGGCTCCCTTCACTCGAGGCTGAGAACCAGAGGTACCGGCTGCCGTCATGGCCT